CTTCATTACCGTTTCCGGCACATCTTTCATTTTCTTTAATTCTTCCTCTGTGTATCCCATCTTGTTAAGTTCTCTTGCTATCATTACCGGTGTTACTTCTTCCGGCTTTGCATTTTCGTTTTCTCCCTTCAGTTCTTCCAGTGCTGCATTCAGAGCTTTTCCAAACACTTCCCGCGAATCCTCTTCTTTTTCATCCTGTTTAGGAATGTAGACAACGATGGTTTTTTCTTCCTTGTCATAGCTTCCTGATTTTGTTTTACAGTCTGCATAGTTCTCTTTGTATTCGCTGTATTTCATTTCTACTTCTTCACAGTTTTCTGCTTTTTCTTCGTTCATTTTCTTTTTATAGCATTCTGGGCAGAGTCCGCTTTTTCCGAAATATTTAATCTTTCTTTCACGTTCTTCTGCTTTTCCGTAAATCTGTACTTCTTGTGTATGTCCACAGCTAAACGTTACATCGTACTTCATTGCTTCGTTCTCCTTTCTTTCCTTTCCACAATTATAATATACACTAATTTAGTGTATTTTTAAAAAGTGAATGTAGAATCACAACCTTTCAGATTACAGGCAGTGCATAATATAATACGTGTTGCCATTATCTTCGACAATTCCCCAGTCTGGAATTGCTATCTTTTCCTCTAGCATTTTTCTATACTTTTCTTGCTCTTCTTCGTCAACTCCCCATTCTTCCATGTAATCATCGAAGTGTCTTTCAAAGTCTTCTCCTTCGAATACTACAGTGCCTCTTTTAAGTTCTTCTTCTACATAGTCGGGGCATTTGCTAAGCCCCTTCTCCCAATTTTCGAGACTCCTGTACGGAATCCCGAGTTTCCGGGACACGTCCTTTCTGGACATCCCCCGTGCCTTGCGAGCTTCTTCAATATTCATCGCTTCGCTCTCCTTTCTTTCCTCTCTGTAATTATAATATACACCAATTCAGTGTATATGTCAATAGTTTTTTCACCGATTTAGTGTATTTTAAAGCAAAAAAATAAGGCCGGAGAAACCTCCGACCTGTTAATCTTTCAGAAAAGCTGGAATCTGTCAACTTTCTTCCCAATGCTTCCGGCATATCCATCCTGTCCACCGCCTGTCTCATTATTGTACTGCCAGTCATAGTAGTTGCCGTTCACGGGACTGACTCTGTACTGTGCTTTCTGACTGCTGCCATCCGGGGCAATATAGATCACCTCGATAGCATCAATCGGCTTACCGTTTCCGGCATATCCATTTACCGGATCAGCCCAGTTGAACCCGGTCACATATGGCAGCCACTTTCCACCCAGTACATGAACACGGTATTTGACTTTTCCCACGTTACACATGATTGCAACGTCTGTGATCGCCTTGCCCCTGACTCCTGCATAGTCTGCAAGATTCTTTACGGATGGATACGTTTTTCCCCCGGCTTTCACGCAGTAGGTAAATACTACTGCCGCATTATAGTGTCCTCCTGATGGTTTGGCGGTCTCTTTCGGAACAGAAGCTGTTCCCTGTCCGTAATCAATATCACAAAGCTTCAGAAGATGCGTGAATCCGTTCTGCGACAAGTTGGCGATCCGCACACCGTAAGCTGATCCATCAGCAGCAATGTACTGATCATTTCCGAGATAGATTCCAATATGCCCGTTCATCCATACTGCCCAGCCGATATGTGCATCAGATCTTTTGCTGATCGGAATCACCTCAACCGCTGTACTCCTGTACTGTCCTGATCCCCGGACAATGCCGGTATACCAGCTGATCAGACCGGAACAGTCTACACATACCTTTCCGGCTTTCTTATCATCTGATTTCCATACACAGTTAGATCCATACATTTTCCGGAGTGCCTGGATCTTTGCCAGACTCATCACTGCACCCTTTGCCCCATATACATAGGGTGTTCCGATCTTACTTTTTGCAAATGCGATTAATCCTGCTGCTGTCTTACTCATATTTTTCTCCCTTCCTGCACCGGTGCAATCTTAGTTCTTCTTATATTTATTCCGATTCCACATTTCCGTGACACGCTCCCAACCGCCAGTGCTTACCAGATAGACAATAAATGCGGCAATAAATGATGCGAAAATGTAATACCACTCAATTACTATTGTATAATATGTGCATAGTACGATCACTGACACGGGTGTCAGGATCAGTGCTGTAGCCAGTGCGACTGCATTGGTCTGCACCTTTTTTAATCCCGGCATCTCCTTAATAACCTGCACGATCACGCTGACAAGAAATGCCAGCACCCCGATTCCTGTCAATATGTAACTCATATACTGCATTAATATTTCAATGTTCATAGTTAGTCTCCTTTATTTCAATCCAAATTTCATTGCCACTGCACCAAGAACAAGACCGAGGACAGTTGTAAGGACGTATTTTACAGCTGTTCTCCACATATCTCCATCTCGACTTTCTAATGTTTCCAAGCGTTTCCCCTGCTGCTTCTGCTCGCCTACCATAAGCTCAATGCTCTGTGCCAGCTTCTCGACCGACACAGTAAGCGAATTGATCTGCTGTGTAATCTTCTCCAACACTTCAATCCTCTTGTTCTGACGATGGTTCTCGTCTTCGATCCGCTTCTTGAACTCTTCGTGTTCCGCCCTTGTAATTACGTCATCCATCTTTCTCACCTCCTTTCACAGGCTATAAATGCGTGCTTGTCATCCTACTGCAAACACCGGGCGAACCCCATAAGTGCTTGTAGCCATATCACTGCTAGCATCGCCGTATTGCGATATCAAGGTGTATGTCTGTGATCCTGCTACATTCCGCAACCAATAGTTTACACCAATAGTCTTCAATTCAGGAGCAAGCCGGAACAGTGCTAACTGTTGTGTATCGGATGTCTGCTTATTACTATTGTCAGTGCAAATATAAGTTCCATGCACCATTACTTCACTCATGAGATCCACGGACGCATTTATCCAAGCTCCATCGGAAAACATTCTATGAGTTAGCAATAAACTTTTAAATGTATCCGGCAATGTTTTCGCTATATTATTCAATCGAGTCGATTTCATTTCCGAATTTCTATAACCACCGTACGTACTGTTGCTTGTATGCATCTGTCCGCTCCCTAACACAGTATCCGGGACTATTAATATATGGGGTTTTTGTACTTTTTCTGATTCCGGATAACCTACATTTTTCCAGTAATTTACGTCTGCTATCCGATATTTCACTCCATTTATCTCCCAGTAATCACCAATATACAAATCCTTGAAGCTTCCATCTCGAATTGCAGCCAGCTGTTCTGCTGTGATCGACTCGCCCAAGGATTTTTCCCGGAAGATGTTGCGGTGCATTTCCGTTGACGGTGCCGTCTGCATATATACGCTGACTGCCTGACCTACCATCTCAGCGGTAGCCGCAAACTTTCCGGCATCCGCATCATCCCGGACTGACTGGGCAATCTGCTGTGTCTCGTCCACCTTGTCAAGAATCTGCTGCCATACTGTCGGCTCAGGATCTGAGGGAGTGCCACCGGAAAGCGTAGCCGGAACCGTAAAGCTCTTGATGTCGGTCGTGATGATCGTCTCGCCTCGTGTACCAGACACGGATACCCCGACCCGACCAGGTGCGGCAAGGACTTCTGCTGGCACGGTACAAGCGTCATTTTCCAGTAGCTGTGAATAGGTATTACCATTCGCTCCACGGAAGAAAGCCGTCTTTACAGTTCCCTCCCACTCTTCCGAGAAACTGAACTCTGCCCGTAAATACTTCCTCGTCCCCTCTGCTGTCTTAGGCGGCTCAAGATAGAGCCGCTGATTTACTACTTTGATTTTCATGCTTTTTCCTCATCCTCTTTTACAAGTTCTGCCATACCGGAATCCTCCAGAATCTCTTTTACCTTGTCCTTCAAGAGCCGTGGGACCTGTCCATATGTCTTCTTTCCCATCATTATCTGCTGTGCCCATAACATTGCCATCATTTCTTTACCTCCTGCATTTTGCATTAATATGAATATATTAGTTAATAGAGCTACCATTTTACTGATACACCTGTTCAGACATTTCCAAGATGCATCCTTTCAACATTTCCATCTGTTCTTTCAGATCAACATTTTCTTTAATCAGTGCCTCCATCTTTTCTGCCACTGTCTCTCCCGGCTTTGACAGGATGATGCCCGTGATACCGGCTGTGTACTTGATGATTCCCTCGAGAGTCGTATACCCCTCGTACTCTCCGACCGTCTGGCTACGTTCTGATATAACCATCTTCCGGGTCTTCAGCTCATCCCCGAACATTCCCCGTAGATCCTCTTCCGTGGCTGACACTGTTTTGATCAACAGTGTCCCGTCACACTGGATGGATGCTGACTGGATCTGCAGGTCTGTTCCATCGTTGTATGTAAGTTTCATGATCTCACCTCCCCAATCTTAATCTACTAGCCATGCAATCTGTGAGCAGATATACCCATCATATTGCATCTGCACGTTGGCTCCACGGAAAAGTCCTACCTTTCCTGTCCCCATGCTTGCCGGTGTTACAGAGATGAAAAAGTCCGGATAGGTCTGTCCTCGTACTACCGCCGGTGCGAATACATAATTCGCCGGACGATCATTTGCCGCAAGATTAATAATCGTTCCGTCTGCTGCGGAACTGGTGTCCACAAGATTCAGGATTCTTAACTTTCCCATCCGCTGTAATCGTACTCCTGATTTCAGCGTTTCTGTGGACGGGATCATATCTTGCTGAATTGTATCCATTGACGGCAACACATCCAACAACTTTTTCACTCCCGTCACATTGATTCCCTCCAACGTAATCTCAAATACCGGGCAATCATCCACAAGATCACCCTCCTGCAGATTCCCTTTTGTATATGCAGGAACTGTAGGTGTCCCGCTCGTTGGCGTTCCCATAATATACAGCCATTCATTTGTCTCGATACCGGTCTCTTTGTTCCGGGTATACCGATTTACGACCAGGTCTTTTCGCTTCATCCCCTGTGTTCCATTCGTGATTGTAACCTCATCATAAGTTCCAATCTTCACAGCGGATACATTTCCGTGATGTGCCATGATTCCACTTCGAATCTTAAGCAGATTATTCGATGTTAATTCCGGCTCAAGATTTTCCCCGGAAGTCAGAATGCAACTCCCCTGCCCCATCGTTCCCTCAAGGATCTGACGGAACTGCTGGCTGGTAACGTGAGGACTGCCAGTCTTTCCTGATACTATCTCCATGTTCAATCTC